GGGCGGAAGCGGATCTGTTTCATTTAATATTAATGGCCCTGTCATTTCAAATACGACCACAACAGGTGCTTTATCATCCGTCACTTTGACAAATCAGCAACTATTAGTTGGTAATACGAGCGCAGCGCCAACGGCTAAAACTTTTCAAGTAGTAGTCCAAGTTTTCACTTCAACTGGAACTTATACCCCAACTTCAGGAATGGTTTATTGTACAATAGAAGTTGTAGGGGGCGGGGGAGGATCTGGAGGATGTGCAACTACTGGAGCTTCCTCTTTTTCTGTTGCGGCTGGTGGAGGCGGTGGTGGCTATGCTAGAAAAACTGTAACCGCAGCAACAATTGGATCTTCTCAGTCGGTCACAATTGGGGCTGGGGGATTGGCTGGCACGGCAGGTAATAACGCAGGTGGCACTGGTGGAACTTCTTCAGTAGGAAGCATTGTTTCTGCAACTGGTGGATCTGGAGGTTCTGGTGGGGCTGCTCTTACCGCTGGTGGAGTAACTGGTAGTGCTGCCGGTGGTGTCGGAAGCTCTGGAGATTTCAACGCTACTGGGGGGCCTGCGATTATCGGTATTTGTGGAAGCACGGCTCAAAATATTTTAATTGGAGGAAGTGGAGGCTGTTCTTATTTTGGAGGCGGAGCCATAGGAACAAGTGCCACAGGTGCCACTGCTGGAAATATATATGGAGGCGGTGCAGGAGGAGGTTCTAATTATTTCAACACAAGCCAAATCGCTGGAGCCGCAGGTGCAAAAGGCTTTGTGGTGATCACGGAATATGTACTTTCCTAGGAGAACAAAATGACAACTAGCATGGGTTCAGTACCACCGCCAGGGCCTCTTAATTACACCGGGGAAGTGGTCGTCCCTTTCATCAATCGGACCTTTAACCCGCAAACGACTTTCAACACTTTCAGCGTCCCGACTATTTGGATCAATACAATGACCAGCAATGCTTATATCTTAGTAAGCAAAGCTCTTGGAGTTGCCGATTGGGTGCATATTGGAGGGACGCCGGGCGAATTAGACACTATCACAACCCCAGATTCGACGGTCGTCGTACCAACAGCCGGAAATATCAACTTTCTGAACGGCACCGGAATGAATATCACTGGCTCCGGAAGTGACATTACTTTCAACATTACCGGAGCGGTTGCCGATCTCTTTACCGCCGATTCTGGTACTGCTACACCATCTGGAGGAAATCTTATCATCACGGGAAGCTCAACTGGACTTACAACGACGGGAAGCGGGCATACGATTGGTCTTACCGGAACTTTGGCCGTTTCTCATGGTGGAACTACAGCCACTTCGTTCAATATTAATGGGCCAGTCATCTCTAATACAACTACGACAGGTGCTTTAGCCGCCGTAACTTTATTGAATCAGCAATTCTTGGTTGGCAATACAAGCGCTGCACCCACTGCTAAATCTTTCTCCGTTGTAAGTAGGCCATTTACTTCCACTAATCCGTATGTGCCAACAGCCGGAATGGTGGAATGTATCATTGAATGTGTGGGGGGCGGAGGAGGTTCAGGAGGGTGTGCAGCGACCGGCATGACCGATGGAGCTGCGTCAGGAGGAGGTGGTGGAGGAGAATACGCCCGTGGAACTTTTTCAGCTGCCACAATTGCTGCGGCCTTACCCATAACAGTGACCATTGGCGCTGGGGGCCTCGCCGGAGCTGCTGGAAATAATGCTGGCGGGACTGGCGGGACTACAAGCGTTGGATCTGCGCCTCTTATTTCTTCTGTTGGTGGAGGAGGCGGATCAGGAAGCTCTAATATCGCAGGAACAACTTCAGGAGCTTTCGGAGGAGGGGCTGGAGGAACCGGAGGTACTGGAGGCGATTTTCATTGCAGTGGTGGACCTGGCGGGTACGGACTTGTAGTTAATGGAATCACTTTAGGCATATCAGGTATTGGCGGATCAACCTTCTTTGGAGGTGGTGGCCAAAGTGTGCAAGTTGGAACAGGCGGGACGCCCGGAGGAACTTTTGGCGGTGGAGCATCTGGATCTGCTAATGGCGCAAATGCTGGTACAAGAGCCGGAGCCGCTGGAGCTCCTGGATACGTAATTATCACAGAATACGTCATCTCATGAAAATCCACATAGATGATGAATTGATCCACGAGATAACAGAATTTGATCTTAAAGTCTTGGCGACCGATATCGACATAGCTGAATTGCCTAAGATCTTAAAGGATCGCGTGAAATGGGACGTTCAGAGCTACTGCGAAGAATCTTATGAAAAGCTCAAGAACAAATGGCTGCCGATTCTTTTTACTCGGTTAAAGCAAATTCCTACTGACAAGCAAGAATTGCTGCAAGTCATCATGTCCCAGCCCGATTATAAAGATGCCTATTTGAAAAGGATGGAAGCGAAGGCCAAAGCGGAACTGGCCTTCAAAGTGAACTAAACTGAGGGACACCTGCTATAAATGAACGAGTATTCGTAATGTTCCCACATTTCATTATCAGCTTCTGGGTCGGAAATGCATAGGCTTCTTAGAGATTCCGAATCTTGAGTGCTTTTCTCGTAGTCTTTAAAAGCTAGATAAAAGCCCATCCGAGTATTAAGATAATGAACTTTTTCTACATTGGAAATAGAAGGATCATTAATGCGTGCAGTTAAAAGTTCAATCGCTTCAGAAGTATGGTTGCTATAATGCAGATCCCATGCAGCATCTAGCGTACTTTTGGTGTAATCGCTAAATCCAAAGCAAAGCATTGGGACGGATAGAAGAGAAATTGCAATACGATTCATGTTTACCTCATGACGCGACTATAAAAGGAACGAAAATTTTATGCAATATTGTCTCATTTACGAAGATAAAGCAGGGGATTGCAAGATTATCTACCCTGAAGGAGATTTATGGAAGGTACTGACCGATGAAGAAAAAGCGATTCAACATCTTAGAAACCTTGCGATACCGGATTGTGTTGAGTTTTTTGCGGTTAAGCCAGATCTTGTCCTCAAAGACGAAACCTTCCGATCTGCTTGGAAAAAAGGAACTATCGAAGAGCCGATTAAAGTCGATTTCGATAAGGCTTTGGAGATCCATCGCCATCGCATTCAAGAAGCTTCTGAAAAGAAGATAACTCAGCTTTCTAAGGAATTGGAAATTGCTCTTGAGAACGAAAATACGCCCCAAGCAGTGGCGATTCGTCGAACGATCAAGTTCTTAAGAACGTTTCACAATCTCAACTTAACTCATTGCAAAACTGTGGAGGACATCAAGTATGCTATCCCAAAAGAGTTGCACGACGTATGGTCTTTTTACGCTCCAACAAAAGGAGTTTCCTAACTCTGGGCCTACTCCCAGTTGCTCGCTTACAACGAATACGCCTCCTAATCCGAAACAACAGCTTCTAGCGATGTTTCTAGTGAGTTTAATGGCTTTAGGCTACCTTTCCCTCGTCTAAAGGCGATAACGCGCTACAGGGCAAATAAATGGCCTTCTTTGATCATAATCCTTGAGTGGGTAGATTCATTTTCCTTAAGTTGTTGAGCACTTGCTCCCGAAATCCATGATCTGAAAACTTCAAATGAGGACGATTAAGAGCTCCAAAATTGAACTCTATGTAGTTGTAACCCACTGAAATGTCAGGATGATTATTGTATCTCTCAGAGATCTTAAGCACAAGGGTCTTATTCATAGACTCATAATCTAATGGTTTTGGTTTCGAAGCATCTTCTTCCACAGCCTTTATGACCCAGTTTAGGATAGAACGATAGTCCGTCCCTCCCATTATTTGCTTCCCAATCTTCCAAATAGAAAGCTTTTCGTAACATGCTTTTAATTTCTCAGGATCGTTTCCTAATTTCTTCAAGAGATTCTCATGCTGAGACTGAGTGATCAGTACCCTTTCAGCCATCTCTTTCTTCTCCTCTTTGATTTTAATACGAGAAGGAGGGGGAGGAGGCGTAGCCTTTCTTTCTTGTTCTTTAGAATCTGTTATAGAATCTGGTATAGGTGTGGGAATTTCTTCAACTCCCTGTGGGGAAATTCCCTCGACCATTTGGGACTTTTCCCTTTTGTAGGAAATATTTGAATTTTCATCGACTCCAAACTTCTCTTCATCAACGAATGCATACCAGAGAGTTCGGTCATACTTGGTTCGATTGAAATTCCCGGTCATTAGAATTTTCAGTTGAACAAGCTTTTGGCATAGATACCTAACAGTCTCGGTAGACCAGTAAGGAAAATAAGAGCTGATTTCTTCGCGAGTTTGATAAGTCCAACATCGGCCTTCATGTAAATTTCTCTTATTTCTCCGGTTGACTCCAATCCAATGCTGAAAATGGTGAATTAATAAGGCGCATTCGATCCCATATTTTGATGCTAAATGAATATCAAATGAGTGGTGTTGAGAATAAATAGACACTGTTTTCTCCTTGTCGGTTGTTAGAACCGGAGGAGCGACACTTTTTTCTTGCCAGGGGACTTGCTAGAAATTATGATCTGAGTTAACATCTCTGATGTCTTTTCTAGCAAGTCCAGTGGTCGGAAGTGATGAGCTGCCACCGGATAGTTATAAGGCCCCTTTTACGAGGGGCCTTACCTTCATCAAATCAGATTCTAGGTAATTCAATATTAAATTTCCAGTGCAAATTAAAATCACCCTATGCATTTCGACAATTCGATATGGGAAAACCACCTAAGTAATTGGCACTAAGGTAAGGAATTTTTTCATCTTAAACGATCCTTTACCACATTTCGCAAAAGGAGTATTCTTAGGATCTTTTACGTCTCAAAGGGAGGTTTTATGCAAAAAGAGGATCTTTTCGAGAAAGTTACGCTTCTGAAGGACAAGTTCAAAAATTTCTTCCAACATCGAAAGAAAGTGGCTGCTCTAGAAAATTACGCTCAAGCGGAGCCTGTATCTTACAAAGAAGAACTAAAGCTGATTAAGGTGGTTCTGAAGAACCGCTTTTTAAGCCAAAAAGGAGCCGAGTTCATCGAAGAGCTATTGGACGAGCATCAAGTCAACCATCTCGATTGGGCGCACCGGACTAAGTGGCTGAAGAAAGAAATCTCAGAGCGTCGTCGAAAAACGAAAGAGGTTCAGAGCACCTTTTTCGATCTAGAGGCAGAGGATTTGCCCCTCAATGTTCCCCTGGAGGTGATGATTCCAACGGCTAATCAATATCAACCGAGGGTTTAATGCTGGAGGCAATATCTACGTTATGTTGGATTGTAATTGCTAGCTGCCAAATATTTAAGGTTTCTAAGAATTATCAGAAATTATGCGATCTAGAAAAGCTAATTAACAGATTAGCCGACGAAGGAGTTCTTATTAACTTTAAAGATAGAGAGGCTCCCAGAAAAACGCCCGGCGCCAATCGCAACCCAAGAACCGAAGAGCAGAAGGCCAAAGCATCAGCCAAGAGAAAAGAATGGTGGGCAAGAAAAAGGGCCCAGGAGGGTACAACTCCCGGACCCAATTTAGCATCGAAACAAGATTAGACGGCCATTGCTTCCGCTGGCTCAGAAAGCCATTTAGCGAATGACTTAATGAATTTTGGGAAAAGAGCCTTTTCCAGACACGCCTTGATGACATTCTCCGGCGTATCGTTCTTAGTCTGGCATCTGAGCTTGATCCATTCTTCGAGTCTTGCGGTTGGGACTTTCTCAAGCTCCAGGCTTTCTTTCAGCTCCTCTAAGGGGCTAATTGCGCTGGATGCCTGGAAAGGCGCTTCATTTGCCCTAGAATCGATTATCTCGTTAGAAGGAACCCAAGTCCAAGGGTCACCGTTATAATACAGCGCTTCGAGATTGGCGGGCTTCGCCTTGAGAGCCGCTTTAATTTCGTCCGAAAGGGGCTTTGGAGGCAACGGGCTAAGAAGATATTTCGTTTGCTGGCCTGAGCCTTCTTTCTTGAGCTTCAGGTCGTAATTGGTAAAGTCGCCCCATTCTTCATCTTTTGCCAAATTAATCAAGCTCTTGATGATGCTTGCCTGCGTGATTTCCAAGATAAATAGATCCTTTCGAGCGTAGTCCCAGACGTAAACAGACCAGAATGACTTTACTTCCTTTTCGGGATCGAATGGCTTTAGCGGCTTATTCTTGGGAGGATAGCGAAAAGGCTTGTTGTCTTTCCAATCGATCCATCCGGCGATTGGCTTCTGAACGATGCGGAAGCGATTGTCGCCTTGTAGCATGTCCTTCATTTTCCAGTAGGATGTTGATTTAGATGCGTATTCATAATTTTCAGGTAAAAAGTCCATAATTGCCTCATTTAAGTTTGTTAATTTAAATCTCTAACGTCTGTTAAGTTTCCATTTTCATCTCGAATGCAATACCTACGGTATTCCCATTCCATTTGAGCGATGTATTCATCTTGCTTGTCTGCGCAAGACTCGCATAAAAAATCGTAATCACAATTGCAGTCTTTCATCGAGACCTCAATTGAGTTACTTGTTCTTCATATATCTCTATTCCTGGAATTTCAGCAACTCCAAGTTTGATATCTCGATTCAGAGCCTCTTCATTCACTTGCAGATACTTTAAAGGGATCTTGGAAAGGTCAACTGTACGGAATTTCCGTACGGTTCGAGTGAACATAATCGCGCCATCGCCTCTAACGGATTTCTCCGCAGGAGGCATGCAAACGGCCTCTTCGATCCCAAGAAGATCAATCGCCTTACGCATTTGATCTTCAAGAGCTTTCCTAGCCTTTTCAAGATTGTGCTGATACTCTTCGCACTTTCCCTTAGTGATAGACTGGATCAGCTTCAAAGGCGTCAGTAGCTCTTTCGCCTTATCATTCCGAGCATTGATTCGATCTTGATCTGGAGTATTTGCCTCTTTTCTCAAGAATTCAATACGCTTTTCCCAATCCTTACTCTCGGAGTAAAGAAAAGTGCATTGGCGGAATTGATCTTCGGTAAGTACTGTCAACTTTTGAGTATAATCAGCGATCTCTTGAAACTTCTTTTTAAGATCGACTTTGTTCGATTCTACTAAGAATTCGTCCACTTCATTTGATGTTAATTGTGCAGTCATAATCTCCTCCATATTCTCTTTTCTGGTTCGTTATAAACCAGACATTCGTAATTATATTCTGCGATTCGAAGTTCTTCTTCGGATGGTTCCTCCAAGAAATCGATATCGTAGTAAATCGGTTTTGCCGGTGGTAAATCATCAGGCTCTAGGTGTCTGTCCAACATACTGTAAAGTTCCTGTTTCAATAAATTTGTCTGCCAGCGCATCGAGCTTCAACTCGAATTCCAGCACCGCAATATTCTTATCTTTGATTGGCATTTCTAAGTCAAAAATTGTGTTGAGATAATTTTCAAGATCGTCAATATTGAGTTTGTTCAGCACGAACATATCTCCTCCTTTGGTACCCTGGTGCATTCACACCAGGGACTTTTTGTTAATTACTAAACTTAGCGTATCAGATTAGGGAATTATACGCTAACTTTTTCGGAATTTCTCTCCCAAAAATCGTCTACGGCTTGCAAACAACTCTGGAGAATACTACTGTCAAGTTTGTATTGAAATACTTTGGGAAGCCCACCATGACGGTCGAGCTTAACGAAGAGAAATCGGGGAGCTACCTCCATGCCAGATTGCTTTAGAAGGTAGAAGTAAAGATGTGCTTGCATGGGCCAAGTGAGTGGGGATTCGTTGACGCTGGTCTTCCAATCGACGATGATAGCTTTTTCTTCGCCCTCCAGTTTGACAAGAGCGTCGATACACCCCGTCAGCATTTTCTCGTCGCAGTAACACCGCACCTCGGTTTTAATGAAAGTGGGAAGCAAGGAATTTTTCCACTGCTCGAAGCTTTGGACGTAGCCCTTCTCTTGGAAGCCAACAACTGGAAAATTTCCCTCGATCTCGTCTTGGATTGCATTATGGACGCGCGTGCCCAAAGATGCCTTGCGCTCCAAGACTTCTTTAGAAATGCCGTCGAAGCTGACGAATGGGCTAATAACTTCTGAGACCCTGGCGTAAAGTTTTCCATTAAATTCTAGCATCTTTGCGACTAGTCCTTGCTTTTTTCATCGAAATTCTACTATGCTTAGAGGAAATTGTCACTAACTTTTCCATGAATTTAGAAGATTACCTGAATAAGTATCAAATTTCGAAGGCTGAATTTTCCAGGCGATCTGGCGTTGCGGTCTCAGGTCTTCACCATTACATATCGGGGCGATATAAGCCAAATCAGACTACAGCGGAAAAGATTGAAAAAGCATCTGATCTTGTTGTGAGCGTTAAAGAACAGAGAGGGAAAGATGATCGAATCAAGTGAAATATTTACTTCTCTCAACAAAGCGGCTGCCTACGCTCACGTCACAAGACAAGCGATCTTTTTAGCGATAAAGAAAAAGCAGCTTAAAGCCGAGAGAAACGCAATAGGTGGACGAATTTATTGGTTCATTAAAAGATCAGATCTCGATGAATATCGCTCTACAAAGTACAACAGAGAAAAACGGATGCTCGAAGGAGAGCACATAATCTCCCTCGAAAAGGACAAATGGAGTGTCTTGCACGCCGCTAAAGCAATTGCACACATGCTTGGGCGTCCATATCCAGCAGCCCACATCTATTACCTCTTGAGAGTCGGAAAACTGCGGGGCTCAAAAAGAGGTGGGATGTGGGTGCTTTCACCAACAGATATCCGCGCTCTTTATCGACAAGAAATCGGTTTTGTAGCCGAAGAAAAATCATCTTCTTAAAATTTCTCTTTTCAGATTTATTCTGAATGCTCTATCACTTCGAATAAGGCAAACATGTTTTTATTCGAAGTTAATGGCATTCCAGTTCCGCAAAAGCAGACTAAATTTATCCGCTCAACTGGCATCGCTTACAATCCATCGAAGAAAGATTTAGAGCGCTTCCAATGGCAAATTCAGCCTTATGCTCCAGATTTTCCACTTGAGGGACCGATCGAAATGCATTTGACATTCTATCTTCCAATCCCAAAATCAGAATCTAGCAGACGCAAGATGCAAATGCTAAATGGTGTTATTCTTCCCACGAAAAAGCCCGACTTCGACAACTTAGCTTACCTCGTTACCAACGCACTCAAGCAGCTAGTTTACAAAGACGATTCGCAAGTGACAGATTGCATTATCAGAAAGCGCTACAGCGACCGTCCAAGAACAGTCATTAAGGTCATTCCAATTGAAGAGATCGCCCAAGTCGGAGGAAATCCGTGCGCATGATCTTCGAGGAAGTGGACCACGAATATTTTTTCGAGATTATATTGTCTACGGAGGATCTCGAACAAATCAAAACCCTGGGGGGAATCTTAAGAGAGTACCTATGGGAAGGAAACAACATCCGGGACATAAACGTCTATATCAGACAAGAAAAGGAAGGCGCAATATGCCACTCGTTAAAGGAAAAAAAGCAAGCAGCAAAGAAGGGTTTTCAGAGAACGTCAAAAGAGAAATGCACGAAGGCAAACCACAAAAGCAAGCCGTTGCGATCGCTTATTCGGAAGCGCGTCGCGGGAAAAAAAAGGCTGCCAAGAAAAAAGGCAAAAAGTAATGGCAATAAGAAAAAAGTATAGGAGCATCCTCAAGAAAGGGGAAGTCGAAGACATGCTCAATAAGAATTTGAAAGAGTGTCTTAGCCTCTTTAAAGAGATGAGCAGAGTGATGAAAGAGCATCGGGAATTCCTTGAAAGAATAACCGAAGCTAATGAAGCGGCTGAAGATACTCTTCTCAATGTGCTCTTAGCCATTCGTCAAAACGATTATTTACAAGCGTGGTACCCGAAACAAGGCAATCACGCCGAGATGAAAGTGGTTGGACATCATCCGGCCGGTGCATTTGCGACCAAAAAAGAATCAAAAATTAAAGGAGAAAAGCATGTTAATTAGATGGACATTCATTATTAATGACAAGCCAGTCTCAGTAGAAGTAAGAGACGAAAAGGAAGATCAGCGCATTGGCGAAATGGTGAACCAGCAAGATGAAAAATTGCTCTTTATCCCTGGAATTGGGAAAGACGCTTATGTTAATTTGGCCTTGACAAGCGTAATTTTGAGGGAGGAAGTCAATGAGCAAGCACCTTCAACCAACGAGCAAGCCCCAGTGGGAGCAGAAAACGGAAACGGTCAATCTGTCGCGTAACGTCTTTTATGACGAAGACTTTGGAACGGTGTGTAACCTTGAAGGGATGATTCGGCTTCTCAATAAAGTCCAAGACGAAACGGATAAAGATTGGCGATACGTCGATCTAGAAGAAGACGATCATCTCTTCAGGTTGCATTTTGTGCGGAGAAAGGCATAATGGATGACTTAAAATTCAGCATATTCGCGCCTAAAGGGACATTTTTCGTAATGTGCTCTAAGTGCGGATGTCCAAGTATTCAATACTGCGAGCGCCCAAGCAATCAATGCACTTGGTGCGATCTTAATCTTGAACCTATCGATGATATAGAAGACGCTGATGTTGACTCGTAACATAAGAGATATTATCAGACGGTAAACTTACAATTATAAGTGAATTAAGGACTTTACAGATGGCATTTAAAAGTCATGGACCTCATCAAGATTTCCCAGTTTATGACATTTCTCCAGAAGCAGTAACAAAACTTGCCTTGATCGAGGAGGTAAGACTTATAGCATCGAAGATGGACCGATTATACTCAGCGATCAATAGCAAAGTACTATTGCCTGAAGAAGCAACCTTTCGATTTTTGATCTTAGAAAATGCCACTAAGCAATTAGAACAAGCGAAAAGGAAAATTAAGAGAGACGCAAGATGCACGAAGAAAAAAAGCACGAGATCCGAGAGCCCAAAGAAAGCCTCCATTGGATCAGCTATAACGCAAGACTTCAAACGAAACTTCTTGAAGACATTCTTTCGGCGCTTAAAAGAATCGAAATGACGGGAAAGCCTAACGAATTCGCTAGGCAAGAAGATCTTCCTTTTTAGGATAATATGTCGGACGAACTAGAGATAATCGATTGTAGGGCTTGTAAAGGGCCTAGATTATTGTCTAAAATTAACTTAACACCTACAGTAAGAGAAAAGGAGCCATGAAATGGCTAAAGTGAAGAAGAAATCGATACCTCCTCCAGCGCCCAAAGGCAATAAGTATGCTGCTGGTTGCGAGACTAGTGGTAGACCTAGAGAATGGACCGAAGGTTTCATCGAACAAAAGAGAAAGGCACTCGCAAAGTGGATTGAAAATCCAAAGAGCTACTTCTTTACTAGCTACTTGAATCAAGAAGATTTACATCATGAACAAATAGAAAGGTTTTGTAATTACTCGCCAGAATTTCGTGCTACTTATAAGCGAGCTTTAGCAATTCAAGAACAAAGATTAGTAGATTTAGCAGTATTTAAAAAGGGCGACGGTAATTTTATTAAGTTCGTCCTCGCTAATAAGGCAGGCTGGAAAGAGAGGCAAGAACTGTCTGGCGACGCCGCCAACCCGTTATCTGTCATCCTTGATCGAATAGCAGACAGCGCCAAAGATCCTTTGGAATATGACGACTGAAATCATACAAGGCGATTGCCTCGAAGAAATGCGCAAGATGGCGGATAACTCGATTTCGGCCGTTGTCACCGATCCGCCTTATGGTCTTCATTTTATGGGAAAGGATTGGGATAAATTTAAAGCATGGAATCAACCCAATCCAAAAGGACATTGTATAAAAGCGGGTGCAAAGGCTGCCGGTGAGTATGATCCCAAACGCGACGACGAATTCCAAGCATTTATACGCGAAGTTGCAATCGAAGCTTTACGCATCGTTAAACCCGGTGGCCATCTTCTCATGTTTGGATCGCCCCGTCGCCATCATAGGCAAATGAGCGGTCTAGAAGATGCGGGATGGGAGATACGCGACTGCATTTTTTGGTGTTTTGGGTCGGGGTTCCCAAAATCTCACAATTTCGGTTGTAAATGTACCGGAGATGCTGTACCATATAACCATGTTCAAAGGGAATCCGAAAGTAAATCTAATTTGTCCGGTTTGCAAGCGGGAATTCAAGATGCCGCATTGTTGGTTCAAAAGGAAAAAGAATCACCATTGCAGCTATCAATGTCGGGACATAATGCGCCGATCACGCCCAGAATGGATGGCACATATGAGGCGAATTGCTTCGAACAGCAAGGGCAAGAAATATCCATCACGGGGAATGAAACTCGAAAAGAATCCAGCTTGGAAGGGGGGCGTAACTTACAAGAGAAACAAGGGGAATTACATCGGTCCGAAGTATGTGAGATGCCCGATAGAATTCTTGGAAATGGCCAGGAAAGACGGTTATGTGATGGAGCATCGATTAGTGATGGCGAAACACTTAGGTCGAATTCTTCAAAGAATAGAAGTAGTTCATCACAAAGATCACAATACTCGGAACAATCAAATAGAGAATCTGGAACTATTTCCGAACAATCGGATTCACAAGATTGTGGAATGGGAACGTGTCAAAAATGCGGTGGATTAATTGCATTTAAAGGCTACGGCACCGCTCTAAAGCCCGCATACGAACCAATCATCATGGCCATGAAGCCCCTCGACGGCACCTTCGCCCAGAACGCCCAGAAATGGGGACAGGCGGGGATTAATATTGATGGGTGTAGGATACCTGGATCAAAACCAGATACCATTAGAGGCGCAGGGGGCCAAAATGGAAGATATTGCCCGATCAATGCTCAGGGCATAATAAAAGATGATGGAAAAGGCCGCTGGCCTGCCAATGTAATCTTTGACGAGGAAGCGGGGGCGATGCTGGATGAGCAGAGTGGGCCTTGTAAAACAGGCGATTTGAATGGGCAGCCGAGAGTGGAGAATAAAATATATGGGAAATGTGGATCGACGCTAGGAAATGAAAGATATTATAAATCAGACGCAGCTACTGGCGCCTCCCGTTTCTTCTACTGCGCCAAAGCATCATCGCGAGAAAGGAATGAAGGGCTTGAAGAATTGCCATTAAAGGAAAAAAAGACGCTTAACGATTATGTGCATAACAGCGAAGGGAGAACGGCGTCTAAGAGTGGTGCGCCAATGGCCAATAATCACCCAACCGTCAAGCCCCTAAAGCTTATGGAATATCTCATCCGTCTCGTTATGCCCCCAAAAGATGGCATCCTGCTCGACCCATTTGCTGGCTCTGGCACGACGATTTTAGCCGCTAAACGCCTCGGCTTTAACGCGATTGGCATAGAGAAACAGGCAGAATATTGCGAGCTTGCGCGGGCACGCTTAGCTTCTTATTCCGATAAGCCTAAAACGCCCGATCTAATCGACATGGCAATTTCTCAATGAATGTTAAGGTCGAAAAAGCTCTAAGCGACCCGCGTTGGCGTCTCAATAACCTTTACACGATCATCGACAAAGAAGGGAAGCAGCGCCTTTTCAAGTTCAATTGGGCGCAAGCCGAGCTCTATGAAAATCTTTGGTATCGCAATATCATTCTGAAGGCGCGTCAGCTAGGCATCTCGACTTTTGTCTGCCTTTTCTTCTTGGACATCTGTCTTTTCAAACCTAATGTCGCAGCTGGCATCATCGCCCACACGCGCGAAGATGCGGAACATATGTTCAAGCGCATTAAGTTCGCGTATGATCACCTCCCAGAGGCTTTGAAGGCACTTCGCACGGCTACTGTCGATAGCGCAAGAGAGCTCGTTTTCAATAATCATTCTAGCCTCCGTGTAGGAACGTCTATGCGAAGCAGTACGCTCCAATATCTCCACATAAGTGAGTTTGGGAAGATATGCGCTCATTTTCCCGATAAGGCTCGTGAGATCATTACGGGCTCTTTGAATACTTTGGGCGCAAAGCAATACGTCTTCATTGAATCTACCGCAGAAGGCAAGGAGGGATACTTCTATGACCTCTGCCACCAAGCGGAATCGTCGCAGCTCAGCAAGAAGGATCTCTCGACGCTCGATTACAAATTCCATTTCTTCCCTTGGTTCAAATGCCCAGATTATGCGATCGACGAGAATATCACAATCCCAGACGAAACGGAAGAATATTTCCATAAGTTAGCCAGCCAATCGATTAAGCTTACGCGCCCGCAAAAAGCGTGGTATTATAAGAATTTACTTATCCAGAAAGACGACATGAAGCGCGAATATCCTTCGACGCCTCAAGAATCGTTTGAATCTGCAATTGACGGGAGCTTTTATGCAAAATGGATTAGAGAAGCCAGGGCGGAAGGGCGACTTGGCGTTGTCCCTTGGGATAGAGAAAGCCGTGTATCAGTTGCATTTGATCCAGGGTATCTCGATTCGTGTGCAGTCGTATTCTGGCAATGCATTGGACAAGAGATTCACATTATCGACTATTATGAAAACAGCGGAGAGGGGCTCTCACATTATATCGGCGTTATCAAAGGCAAGCCCTATATCTACGACCAGTATTTCGGCCCGCACGACATCGAATCTCACCAATTTTCTACGGGTCTCTCTACTAAGGATGTTGCGGCATCTTTGGGCCTTAATTTCGTCACCCTTCGCACCCTCAAATTACGTCTGGAAGACGGCATCGAAGCTGTCCGGGGCATCTTCCCGCGTCTTTGGATTGATGAGAAAAAGTGTTCGCGCCTAATTAAGTGTATTGAAAATTATCGAAAAGAGTTTGACGTTAATCACGGAATTTACAAAAGTAAGCCTGTGCACGACGAATACTCTCACGGCGCAGACGCGCTGAGGTATGCAGCGATTGCCATCAAGACTCATATAGATAGCGCAAAGAGCGGAATATCGGATGACGAGGCAGACAAACTCTACAACAAGTTCCATCCCATCTTCAAGTAACTGCGTCTCTAATCTAAGATTTACGGGGGCTGTCTGACCAACGTTGATCGAGACTTTGTTCAATTTTTCGTCAAAAGATTTACAGAACTTCACAAGGACAATGAACGCTATTCATGCATTAATCTAATTGCCGCTTTTGTAACTTGCTTTAGTATTATGAGTCCAGATGAACGAATTAAATGCGTAATAGCGCTTGACATGCTTATAAAAGACATTAGCCTGGAACGTTTTGAAGATGGCTTTGACTTTGCAAGCTTTATGAAGGAAAAAGCCGAAGAGCACAAGAATAAAGGAGATTTCGATTATGACGAGAATGTTGATAGTAAGTAGCGACACGCCGGAAGAAGACGTACAGGCAGCGTTTACCATCGTTCGTGAGGCGCTTAAGGACGACAAGCTTGAGAAAATCACTTGGTATTCGAACTTCGCTCGAAGTATCGTCCGGTTTGATGAGCGAATATCTGCCATTGAAAACAATATCAAGACGTTTGTAGAAGCTTTCAATAAGTTTGGCATTGAGACTAGGGCTCAGTTCGAACAGATAAAGCGAATGGAAAAGTCTTTAATGGATCTTACTAAGCCTTCAAAGGAGAAAAAAGCATGATTCAATCTTACGGCGAGCGAATCTTAGTGAGAATTGTCGAAAAAGAGGCTAAGAAAGGGCCTTTGATTTTGCATGATGAGAAAAAAGACTTTCAGATCGGACAAGTAGTATCGATCGGCGAAGGACTTCAATACGACGGCGAAGGCTTCTTTAACTCAATGCAGATCGATGATTACGTTTACACGCGAAGATATGCTGGTCTTCTCATCGAATACGATGGTATCGAGTATGTATCGCTCGATACTAAAGAGATTTTGGCCTATAGCGAGGAGTTGAAGTAATGAAGGAACGGCGAAAACTAAGCCCAATGGAAAGGGTAATATCGAGTGGAATCAGCTTGCCGCTAGATCTTTTCGAACTTATGGAAGACAAAAGGTGGCAATTGAAGCTTACAAGATCGGAGTTTATTCGATTGGCAATTAAATTATTCTTAGAAGATGTAGAATTAAGGAGTAAATCATGAGCGAAGTAATTGAAGTGAAAGTAAAAGTTTCCAATGATGAACAAAATTACAACAAGAAATTTATCTGTTATGAGCCAATTCGTCTTGCCAAAGACGATCCGATTCTCCTTGGCATGGTCGAAGGTGCGATAAAAGACTTTAAAGGCGGCGTAGACGACGTTGATGTTATAATGAAGATGAAATGGTAGGAGAAGCGTGAAAGACATTTATTTTGCGGTTAAACGCATGACTATAAAACATGTTATGGATGACGCTGGAGAGTGTCGTGTTAGGTGGATTCACGAAATTACGTTGCTTCCACCTCTAATGAAAGATGGATGGGAAATCTACCTGCTGAATGGGTTTCAGCGTATAATGGAAATTGACATAGATCTTAAAATGGAGAAATGCGATGGCTGCCAATGCGCCCAATCCCCCAAGTCAAATCAACTCAGCCGGCGGTAGTGGATCGCCATTTGCCGGAATCGGCCGTGTGGCTGTTCAAGATCCGCCTCGTCCTCGTCCTTTTCCTTGGCCCTATCCAGAAAGCGCCACGCAAGGCGCCGTCGGCGGGGCCGGAGGAATAGGGATGGTCCAAGTGTCGCTCCCCCCTTATTATGGCCCTTTCAACATGTACTGGCCATACCAAGTGCCCCGATTGAATGGGCTGCCTAACCCAATTGTGAAGGCAAGATGATGGAATTCTGGGTTGCTATAAAACGGCTGAGCGAAGGAAAGATGGTTAAAATGTCTGGATGGGAAGGAGATAAGCACCTTACTAATACTTCATTTAGAGATTGGTACCTAAACGATCCTGAATCTCTTCATTGTTTTGAGCAAAAATGGGAATCTTACCCACCTAAAAGAAGAAGATATTCGATTAAGAAGGTAACGAAATGGACGCAATGACCGCTGCAAGTTTAAGTTTTTGCCTACTCTTATTCATCGCCATGGGAATTGTAAATTGGAAAGTGCCCTTGTCGAACGTGGCGGCTTATGTCCTTTTAATCTTGTTCTATGTGCCCTTGTCGATCGTGGCGGCTTATGTCCTTTTAATCTTGTTCTATGTGATTTTCAGATTAACGGGACTAGACTAAAGCTTAATGGCCCATAGCTCAGCGGTAAGAGCGTCGCTCTGATACGGCGAAGGTCGATGGTTCAAATCCCTCTGGGCCAATCATTTTCGTGACGTCAGACAAAAGAGTGAGAATTAACCGTTTAGGATAAATTATGCCCCCAGGAATGGTCTCAACGCAAATTCCCCCTTCGCCCGTCCCAAGATCGCCTATGAGTCCTATATCTCAGACTCCCAGCACTACGGGCCCAGCGCCTAGAATCCCAGTTCCTCCCGGAGTAACACCCCAATATTCAACACAATGAGGTCTATGAAATATTTACCGCTCTTTGCTATCATCATTTGCGCACATGGGTGCACCTTTTTCAAGAAAACAACGGAAGACGATGAGCTTTTCCATATCAGCGAAAAGGTGCTAGAGCACAAGGAAGGGATCGACATCATCGTTCAGCCCATCCCACTGCCTAAGAAATAGGAGATCTTATGAAATGGCTTAAAGATCACGCAGATAGCGCAGTTGTGCTAGCAGCTCTTTTAAGTGGAATGGTATGGATGAATGGCAAATTTACTGATATCGATCGCAGGTTTTCCAATCTTGAAAAAGATGTCGCAATAATCAAGACCGTCTTGATTATGAAGGAAATATTGCCCAGAGAACTTGCAACTCAGGAGTAACCATGAATAAATTCATCTATTGTCTTGCATTTATGGTAGTGGCATTGATGTTATTCATTACTGTAGACGCCTATTGCCATTGGCACTTTGACGTCATTAATCCGGTGGAGCTTTACCAAATTGACAAGGAAAAGTATGAAAAAGAGCATCCGGGCGAACTTGGCTACATGACCTACTACGAATGGCAAATCGACCAAGACGGCAAAGATAGAGCTCTTTGGAATGAAATTACACACCAGATCTGCGAATCTTTTGATCCTTGGTACGAAAGAACGCCAGCGGACGAAGTCAGGGAGCATGGGCAAGATTGATGAATAAGATCGAAGAAATAGTTATTAACCCGTTAGAAGTTGAAATAATGGAATTAGTACAGGAAGTCTTCATTAAGCATGGAATCGATTCAAGAAGAATGTCTGGGCTATTAATGAGAATGGTATTCGACTTGTATAAAGAGAATTCTAACAGAGAAGCTTATTATAGATTCTTAGATAAATGCAAAGATTATTGGCATGCTGATGAGAAACTGAAAAGGGAAAAATGATATCACCTGACGATTTATTCGATAGAGAAGACAAGATGTTTGCTTTTGCGGCAGAGATCTTTAAGTTTTGTCAAAGTCATAATAGAGAAGAAGATCCGCCTCTTCTTATGGCCTCTTTATCGACTCTTCTTTGTACAGTTTGTCAATACTACGACTTGTCAAAAGAGGGATTTTTGAAGCAAATGGAACGCACTTGGGATGCTTTAGAACTAAAAGAGAGCAAATGACCATCGACTGTATTTACTGTGATCCAAATTGTTTTGTAGTCTATGGATATTGTAAGGTGTGTGGTCGTATGTGCGCGCCTCCATTAATCACCTTAGAGAAAGTAAGTCCACAAGACGCAAAAGAACTTATCAGAAATTGGAACAAGAAGAAAGAAGATCCGGATCATTTATTATTTTCGGTTATAGAGCTATGATCATCAATTGCATTGGTTTCCCGCTGGGAGCGTTCGTTGGAGTAACAGAAGATGGTCGTATATTCATAGGCAAAAGAGATCCAATTACGAAAGAAGTGTTGGAAATTCATGAATATCAAAATTGAATGCATATGCCCAGAAAATCGACACATCTTGAAGATATGTCGAAAAAAGGCCAAAAAATCGACATATCACTTTAAGGATAATCAAGGAATGAATTATGATTTATGAAAAGCGTAAAAGTGGCCTAAGATTCTGGGTATTTTTTGAATCTTCCGCTCATCCGTTATTGTTTTGCATTCATGCGAAAAAATTCCCCTATCTCTTTCTGTCAGTCTGTAATAAGAAGAATCAGGAATGGATTGATTTGTGATCTGGAAATCCCTACGCGAAGAATGGCCCTACTCAAACGATGAAGTATGGCTTCGTTGGACGACAGATGGGGTCAATTGGAATGAAAAGATTACGCACGAAAAGGACATCGATCGCGTCGAATGTCTTGGTATAGCCGAATGGCGAGAACTTGACCCTCCCGAATGGATGTCTGAGCCTCAAAAGATCCGTTTCCAGCAAATGAGAGAAGAGGGCGTAAGTTGGCAAAATCGCGTAAGTGCGATCAACAAGGAGGAATATGATGAAAAGAATCCGCTGTAAGTTTTGCCACGCAAAGCCACGGGTCCAATTCGCCGTTTCTTATGCTGGTCATGAGATGTGCCAAGATTGTAGATGGGAATACCAAACGATCTTTGAAGGGAAAGTCAGTAAGGAATTTGAATCTAAGAAAGGAAGGCCGATAGCGAAAGAACTCCAAGAATTCTTAGATGATTGGCCTAGGCGCATCCTTGAAAAGGAGAAAATGCTAAAAAGAATGCTTAAAGGGCCAATAGATGATATTTGAAGACCAAGAACCTTACATCCCAAAGCCCAAGTACATCCGTGTAGGTAGCTATATAGCCACCATCGATAATGTACATGGCGTCGTTTCCGTTCGCACCAGTAATAAAGAATATCCTTACCAGATCTGCATTACTTACAATGATACTCGGTGCGTAGTCCTTGATTGTGCCAGTAAACAAGAAAGCGAAGATGCTCTTAATAAGATAGCAACCGAATTACAAGCAATCTAATTCTAGTGTTAAATTTCAAATCTAAAGTTTACAATGAGGCTAAACCATGTTAAGGAACCAGCATGTCCAGCCCCATGTCCGATTATTCCCGTTCGCAAGACTCCAAAGACTTTCTCTCGGATTACAAAAAGAGCATCAAGTCGGACCCACGCCTCGAATTCCATCAAGACATCATCCAAGATTTTGGCGAATCTTATGAACGAGCGTACCAACTCTGGAACACCTACTACGCCGAAGCCTATAAGGACCTGTCATACTACCTGGGAAATCAATGGTCGCTTGAGGAACTTAGTTATCTTAACAACCAGCGACGTTCGTCGTTTACTTACAACAAAATCTTTAGACTGGTCAACCTTGTCCTTGGACGGTACTCAGACACCATGCGTGGCTTTCTTGTTGAGCCTATCGAGAATTCATCTGAACTCACTGCCGAGATTCAAACAGATGCGCTTCAATACATCATGCAGTACGCCAATGGCTACGAAGTGTGTAAAAAGGCTGTCAAAGGTTCTCTCACTACAGGAATGTCCTTTATATCGCCGTGGCTTGACTATCGAGACGACCCGGTATCCGGGGATATACGTTACCACCTTGACGAATGGAACTCAGTCATTATGGACCCATTCGTCACTAAAAAAGACTTATCAGATTGCGGCTTCATCGCTCGGCGAAAATATCTTACTAGAACCGAAGTAATCTCTCTTCTTCCAGAGAAACAAGCGGAAATCGAAGCTTTACCGTGGGGTACTCGTGATGATAAATTTACTTACATGCCTTACGCCCGTCAATGGGGCATGCAAAAGCTTCTCAATTACAATGAATACTGGCGCACCAAGTGGGAAACGAAAGAAGTCTTGGTCGATATGGAAACTGGGGAGACGAAGCAATGGGATGGGGATCGAAAGCGCCTCTATCTTTTTCGCAAGATGTTTCCCCAACTCGAAGTCGTTAAAAAGCCCGTTCGTTCGGTCGAACTTGGTATCATCGTTGAAGGACAACTTCTCTATTACGGAAAAGACCCAGGCGGTCTAAACGACTATCCGTTTGTGCCATTCTTCGCCGTATTCGAGCCTTCTTACGATCTATATAACTGGAAGATACAATCGTTGGTGCGCTTTATCAGGGACCCGCAAACGGATCTGAATAAAGCCCGTTCAAAGATGGTCGACATCCGCGACAATCAGCTCAATTCTGGCTGGATCGCCAAGACGAACTCCGTCTCCAATCCATCCTCGATGTACAAATCGGGTCAAGGCCAGGTTATTTGGCTTAAGCCTGAAGCGCAGATGACAGACATACAACGGATACCCTCTGCAAACATTGACGCGTCTCAGTTCCAATTAGAGGCCGAATTTGAGAAAGACATGTTCGAGATCTTGGGACTCAGCACCGAAAACGTTGGAATGGCTGAAAACGAGAAAATTGAGACTGCTGGAATCCTTTCAAAGTATCGCCAGATGGCTGGCTGGATACCTATGCAGCACATCTTCGATGGTATTTGGGAATCTCAACGCCTTTTGGGTCAAAAGACGCTAAAGCTCATGCAAGCCAACTATTCGCCCGAAAAGATCAAGCTAATCACGAAAAAAGATCCGACGCCTGAATTCTACTCCAAGTCGTTTAGTAGATATAATGTCACCGTCGAAGAAGGAATTCTAACAGATTCTCAACGCCAATCCCAATTCATCCAGCTCGTAGCGTTGCAACAGATGGGCGTTTTACCACCTGAAGGCAATGCTCTCATCATCCAGAATTCGAATCTGCATGGCAAAAAAGATCTCCATGCTCTTATCCAGCAAAAGCAACAAGCCGAAGCCCAAGCGAATGAGCAGATGATGCAACTTCAGATGGAGAATCAGAAAAATGTCAATAAGGCTGTCGATTCGGAATCTGAATCTAAAAAGGCTCTTGCGGCTGAGCGTCTTAATAAGATTGGCCTAGATGCAGCTCTCAATGTCGAAAGAATCTCTCGTTCTGAAGAAGAAAAGACAGCTGGTGCTCTTAACATCATTAAGGCACTCAAAGAGCTGGATGGCATGAATCTGGACAATCTTCAGAAGAAATTGGCTTTATTGCGGGAATTAGAGGGTAAAACCGAAGAGAAGAAAGAGACTACTTCTCCTTCCGCCGCTCCTCAATAGAGCATAAACGAGTGTGAAAATCCTTCATTTCATCTTTGATGGCGATTATTAGATTAATAATATCTCGCCTATCGGCATTGGCTTCGCTTCGAACCCATAACATCATCGCTATCATAGAAGCGATGAGAGTAAAAGTGCAACCAGCTATCGACATAATAATTGGAAAGTAATCCATTTGAATCTCCTTTTCGCCCATCAATATTAACGCAATTCTTCCATTAATTCTACCTTGTACAAATATTTTGACTCTCCTGTAAACTTTGAATTAGAAACTTTACACTGAAACAAGGTCGCATGGACAAAACAATGGCCAAAGTCACCAAGCAGATGAAGACTGCTGAGCGTGACATCAAAAAAGGCAAGCCAAAAGCCGCTGTAAAAGCGCTCAAAGGCGCCGAGAAGAAGAATGTCAAGCTCACCAAGATCGACCGGGAAGTCCGCGATCCGGAGATTGATGCCTATAAAAAGATGAAGAAACGAGGTTGCTAATGTTCGATCCAAGAAACAGATTTCCCGCATCGCCTATGCACCCAGACGACGACTATTGGCATCCAGTGCCAGAAGATTCTTACTCCAGAGAACTAGATTCCAGAGTGCAGGCTCAAGAGCGTCCTTACGGTTATTCCTACGGTGAACCTCCTGCCGATACGGGTGATTTTAACCAAAGAGCCTTAGAGAGCGACAAACAATATCCAAAGCGAAAAGGTAGGGCCGTCTAATGGCAGAGAAATGGATACAAGGCGCCATCAAGCATCCAGGCGCACTCCGAAAAGAACTCGGAGCGAAAAAAGGCAAACCGATTCCAGCTAAAAAGCTGGCCGCGGCTGCGAAGAAGGGGGGCAAGATCGGTAAAAGGGCTCGCCTCGCTGAAACTCTCAAGAAAATGCATAGAGGAAAGTAATGAAACACATGAAACATCACGATGGACACATGGGCCACAAATCTGGGGCGCATATGTACAAAAACGAAGTCGACGAACCACATGTTCCAGCTCATGGCCACCAAGAAGCCGGAATGGGCGTTCACGACTTTAAAGGTCAGGCGCAAGACATTGCTTACGGTCAAGCCGGAGAGCAGGGTTGCAGATCTGACGAGAAGAAAATGGCAGCTCAATTCAAGAACTACCATTGGGATTCTGACACTGGTGGAGCGTCGGGATACTAAGTTATGGCTCAAGAAATAGGCGAATCTAGAGAGCAATGGGGATGGAATGTCTGGCACATGGCCGAAGACATCGCCAACAACCTGAAAAGCGATAAGAGGCCCTTTTACATTGTCTTCGCAGCTAAGCAAGACAAGAGCAACCCTGGCGCCTTTCGGCAAGGTTTCCACATGTATCGAGACAGACCGCCCAAGTTAATTGGGATACTAGTTTGGTATGTCGACCATACGCAAGGAATCTTCGAATTGGTCCCAGAATTATCAATACCTCCGGATGTACCGTTGGATGAATCGCTACTGTCCCAAGATAGCAAAGATTCCTACGCAACGATATCGGAAGTTGGACAGCAGATGGGCGTCATCCTGTCCTAGGATTAGATCTAGCAACCAAAAGGGAATGCAATGTCTATCGACATGAAAGAATATGCGGGCGAATTAGAGTCTCCAGCCGCCGTGGAGCAACAAAGCGAAGTAAATCAGTACGAAGCACAGTCGCTAAAAGAAGAACTTGGACTGCCGGACATTCCGAAGCAAGAGTCTCCTGCTAAAGAAGAAACTTTACAGGAATCAAAGCCGGGACCCACACCCCAAGAGCTGAACTTTAAAGCACTCTCGGACTCAGTTGAAAAGTTAAAGGCAGAGAAGGAAGCAGAAAGGCGGGAGTACCAACTCCAACTGGACATGCTTCGAGCGAATCTGACTAAGCAGCAGCAACCGGCCACCCAGGTCAAAAAGATGTTTGACGGCATGGAGGACACAGACGTCCCCAATGTCGGAGAGCTTCGAAAGGCTTGGCAAGAGCGAGAGCATGCTTACAACGAGAAGATCGAAGAGCTCCAAGTTGCCAATATGCATCCAGACTATGCCGAAGTTTTAGGAAAGTACGGAAAACACCTAGCAGAAACAGATCCCGGCTTTATGCAGGGTTTGCAGGGTGCGGAGAACAAGGCTCTTTTTGCTTATAGATATGCCAAGAGAGAACAAGAGCTCCAAACCTTGAGAGAGGCGCAGAAAACACAAAGTGCACCGGCACCAACGCAAGCGAGCATTAATGCTCAAAAGATAGTCGAGAATGCCAGAAAGCCAGGAACCCTGGCCCAAGCAGGAGGACAATCGGTCCTTTCCAAGGCTGACTACTACGCGAATATGAGTGACCAAGACTTTATGAAGATGGCCTCCAAATACCTGGGCGAGATCTAACAACATAGAGAAAAGAAATGGCAATTACAGGTTTAACTCAACTGCCTCCAGAGGTGCGAACTTACTTCGATAGATTGTTGCTTGCGCTCGCGCGCCCATACTTCATCTACGATTTATTCGCTCAAAAGAGACAGATTCCGCTTAATTCTGGGGACCAAATGGTTTTCAGAAGGTATGGTACTCTTACTGCGGCCACAGTACCACTAACAGACGGACAAACGCCTCCAGGCGACCAATTGTCTGTAACAGACTTCAAAGCCCAAATCCAATGGTACGGCTCGTTTGTAACGATTACCGACCAAGTTCAGTACGTTGTACAAGACCGCGTACTTAATGAAGCGACTAAAGTTTTATCTTTACAGCTTGGATTGACCCTGGACACGCTAATTCGCGATATGATGGTAAGTACAGCAAGTACGATCGCATGTCAGTTTGGTCTGAACGGAAATACTCCTACAGAGATTACCGACGCAGACATTCAAACTGCGATTATCGCTCTACGTCAGGGTAACGCTCGCTTGATGACCAATCCTCTCCCTGGAGAGAACAAATTTGGTACAGCGCCTGTCAGAAGTTCCTACTGGGGATTTATGTCAGTCGACCTTCAAGCAGACCTAGAAGCTGTCAGCTCGTTTATTCAAGCTGCGAACTATCCCAATCCAATGAATGCATTGGAAGCGGAATGGGGCGCAACTAGAAACGTTCGATGGCTCTTGAACACTAACGGATTCAGTAATGGCGCATCTCCGAACGTGTACAGCTCGTTTGTACTCGGTCAAGAAGCATACGGCGTAGTTCGTCTTGGAGCAAAGGAAGCTGAGTTTATCGTTAAGCCTCTTGGCGCAAGCGGTACAGCAGACCCATTGAACCAACGAGGAACTGTCGGTTACAAGTACCCATTTGCAACTCGTATCCTCAATGACAACTGGATTACCAGACTGACATCAACACTGGCATCGAGCTAAGGAGGACACAATGGCAATAATTAAGAAAGGTACTTTAACTGTAGCGACTGGCGGAGCAGCTCAGAACTTAGCTCTTGGCTTTGTACCGAGTTATCTCAGACTAGAGAATAAAACTAAGATTGTAGCGAATACCAACGGCGTTCAAATTGCCGAATGGTATAACGACATGGTTAATGCGAGTGCCTATTTGTGGACTACCACGACTGGCGCACCTGTTATAAGCTATACGTCTACAAACGGTGTTACTCCACTAATAACGGCAGATGCTTCTCTATACGCTGCTACGAACTTGACTATCACAGGCATTTCGAAAGCGGCTAATGCAAGCATCACGGCAACACACGCTTTTACAAGCGCTGATATTGGCGTGACAACTGTCAGTTTTCATGGCGTACAAGGTATGACTCAAATCAACACTCTTTCGGGCGTAATTCAGTCTGTTACCTCTACGACAAGCTTTACAGTGAACATTAATTCGACAGGCTTCACGACTTATACATCGGGTGGTATTGCGAACGTGGTCACTGGAAACTATCCATATCCTTTGCAAGGCGGAACTCCAAGCGCTACAAACGCTCCTGGTTTCCCTCCTTCTCAGGCTGCAACTTCTCAAGTACTCAATGCTGCTCTTTATAACCAAGGCATCATTGGCGTCACTTTGGGATCTGCAATCATGGTTACTACAAGCGATGTATGGCAATACATTGCAATGCTTGATACAGACGTCACTAGTGCATAACGCTTCGGGACAGGGCGATATCTGTCCCAAAATTTAAGGTATGCCGTGGGAATGAGGAATATTCCACCTTCTGTTACTTACCCCTCTCCCAATGAGTATTTGGAGACCGTATATCCCATTACCGGCATTACCAATGCATCTCAAGCAACCGTTACTTGCACAGCTTACGCTTTTACATCGGCCGACGAAGACATCACGCAACTGACGATAAAGCAAGTGGTGGGAATGCTCCCGATAAACGGGATCACCTGCTTGATTACAAAAGTCCTTAGCTCTACGCAATTCCAAATTGCTGTAGATACGACCAATTTTCCGATTTATCGGTCTGGGGGCGTGATTGTAATAGACACGGGGCAGCCTCCAGTGGAACAGCAAGGGTTCCAGTACTTTAATACTCCGTGGCAGAACGTTTTATAAGAGGAACTTAACATGGCAAGAACACGAAGAGTGCAATCCACTTTTAAAGAAGCAAAATCAGAAGTGATTGCTGAGAACATCCTGAAGGAAAATCCAGAGGGACTCCCTCCAGTCGATCACGCAAGCACAGAGAAAATCGTCCAAGCGAAGTATGTCCCTGAATACCGAGAAGTCGTCTTCTTGAATGGTAGAGATCCAGGATATCCGCTTGATTTCCATTATTCGAGTAAGACGCATCCGCTCAAAATCTACAAATTACTTCACGGTCAGACCTACAAGCTTCCTGTTGAGATTATCGAGCATCTCGAATCTCGCAGCGAACCTCAATACGGCTATCGGAAGGGCGCAGATGGTCATCCAGAGATGTACGTCATCTCTCGCAAGTTCATCTTCCAGTGCCGAAACGTACCTAGAGCCGCAGCATAAAGGTGTAGCATGACGATTACTACTTCTGGTTGGAATTTAGCAAACATCCGAACGAAGCTTCGTAACGTCGTTGGTATGCCGAGTGCCGATCAATTGTCCGATGCTAGCGCTAACGCCTACATCAATAATTACGGCACTTATCAGCTTCCTCATGAGCTGAAAACTCAGATTCAGAACAACTTTCTGGATTTCAAAACTACGCCTGGGATCAATACTTACGCCTTCCCAGGCGCCTATTTAACAGATTCCCCTGGGGCCTATGCGGATGGATTCCCTCTCATCTTTTATGAAGACCCAGACATCTTCTACCAGGACTGGCCCCAGCAATATAACGTAGATTCTGTAGCAGCCGGAAACGGCTCTCAAACCTTATTTACAGGCAATACCCAAGGTTTTCCAATCATCATTGGCACGTTCTTTATTACGGATAGCGTTCAAGTGCTCCAAGACACTGGAATGCCTGTTGTAAGTGGCGTAACTATTGCTACTGGAAACGGCGGGACTTCTTATTCTGGTACCTTAGCCGCAATTCCCGTTGAAATTGGAACCTTTATAGCAGTTGGTGGAATTGGCGCTACAAGCCCTGAAACCTTCACGGATAACGGAGATGGCACCTTAACAGGCTCACAAGGCGGTACTGGGACCATCGACTACACAACAGGCGCATGGACCCTTACATTCAATTCTGCTGTCACTACGGGCCTTTTAATCCAAGCAACCTATCGAGTGGTGGGTTTAGGCGTTTTGGCGGGCGATGGTTCAGGAATGCTGAACTATGCTACCGGTGCATTCTCAGCCACTTTTAATGCAGCTCCAAGTAGTAGCCTCACTGTCTACGATAAGTATATTGCGTATCAGGGCAATAGACCTCAAGGTGTTCTCTTTTTTCAAAATCAATTTCAACTCATGCCTGTACCTGATCAGGTTTACCAAATCCGGATGCAGGGCTTTGTTCTTCCAGATCAGTTAGTCAATGACTCTGATACGCCAGCACAGCCAGAATGGGGTCCTTTATATGCTTACGGAGCTGCTTTAGAGATATTCGCCGATCGAGGAGATACCGAGAACTATGACCGTTACTATCCGATTCTGAAGAAATTTGAAAACGTTGCTTTAGGACGAACAATTCAACAATACACGCCCGAACAAGGCGTTCCGAGGTTTTAGATGGCTTATAATCGTGATATACCAGCAGCAAAAGAATTAATCTCGAATAGCCAAAGCGCGATTCAGGGAAATTTTCAAACGATAGACAGTGGAATGACTGGCACTGGGGTTGGTTTTTCCAGAAACCACGTTACCATGACCGATGCTACAAATGGTGGTCTTCACAACACAGTAGATTACTATGCGCCTGTATCCGATCCGACAGTGGGGTCAGCGCCTGTCGCTTCACTTTACGTAAAGGCATCACCAGCCCAGCTTTTCTTTAGAAATACGTCCGGAATTTTGCAGCTTACAAATTTACCCATTGTAACTGCTACACCCGGAGCAACGGGATATGGAATCGTTACTCCCTGGGGTATCAAGATAAATTGGGGCCAAATCGCCAACATTGGAAAAACTACAGGCGCAGCGACCGTTTTTCAGGTTCCTTTCACCGTTCAACCTTCTCTTCAATTGACTGTAGAGAATGCTGGCATGGATGCCGATGGTTCTTCTACATCTGTTAATGCTCTATCGACGACTGGCTTCACGGCTAGATGCTCTGTGACGCCAGGCACTCACACATTATTCTTCTTTGCTATAGGAACCTAATGCCAGAAACTCTCCAGCCATTCCTGATTTCGGAGTTTAAGACGGGTATCAACACTTACATGCAGCCCTGGATTCGTCCGGCTGACGCGTTTGAGCCTTTAGTAAATGCGTACATCTATCGAGGAACAGTCAATAAAAGAAACGGCTATGTCCAGTATGGAAATGATGTCCCTGATGGGAATCCAATCATGGGCATCATGCGCTACATTAATGAAACGACTGGCGCAATATCACTTGTCATAGCCACTACAGTGAATCTATACCTTTACGATCCAGGAACCGGAAACTACAATGCGGTGACTACTCCTCCCACATTTACTGGAAATATCACTAATTTCTTCAACTGGACTAACTGGCAAGCATCATCGGGCGCTACTTCTTATCTTTACTTTGTGAATAATAAAGATAACATCGGAAGGTTCGATGGTACCGCTTATACTGCTTTAGTTCCAGTGATTGACGGTGCAGGACAGACAATTACGACTGCACTTGATGTACAAGTCTATAAGCAACGTCTTTTGGCTATTAGACCAACTTTCAGTACTAATGGAGTGCAGAATCAAGGCATAGCTTGGAGCGCTGTACAAAACGATTCTCTATGGAAAGAAGATATAGCTGGTCAAGGAGGCTTTTTAGCAGCTCCAACGGGCGATATCATTGAATCCGCAGAATTCATTCGCGATGTGCTTGTAGTATTCTTCACTAACTCAACTTGGATTTTCCGCTTTACTGGTATCGATTCTGCGCCCTTCCGATGGGATAAAGTTAATAACAGTAAATCAACCAACGCGCCTTATGCTTCCATTGCTTATGACGAGCGCTGTACATCAATTGGCAATACAGGACTCATCGCATGTGATGGAGTCAATGTCCAGCGTTATGACGTCCCCATCATCGACTATTATGAAACTAACTTTAGTGAGGAATTTTATGGGCAGTCCTTTTCTCAAAGGTATGACAACCTCAATCAAGCATGGACTCTCTATGTATCCACCAATCCAAATCCCGTCTTTCCTAAAGTGGGTGGCGTTGCCCCTGGTTCCGATAGCGCTCTTGTTTATAATTTCTTGGAAAATACTTGGGCTACTTACAAATGGAGCATTCCGCTTACTTGTCTTGGCTTATTCTACAATCAAACAGGCGATACCTGGGCATCCCTTAATAAGTCTCCTGAGAATGAATGGCAAAATATGCAGCAAACTTGGAATGCTACTCAAGGACAAGAAGCCGCCCCCATTCTCTTAGCCGGAGATACAACTGGCCACGTGTATCAAATGGACATCGGCCTTGATGACAATGGAACAGAATTCGATGTCGATATTGTCACCACTAGATGGAATCCCATCTTAAAGTTAGGCCAAAAGACTCAATTCTGTTACATCGACATTTATTATCGAATTATCTCTTCGAATGTATCCGTAACATTAGACTTTTACGTAGATAATTCTACAAGGTCTACTCCCACAACTACTAGAACATTAACTCTTGATGGTCCAGTTGGATCGGACTATTCTTTCAAGAGAGTTTACATCAATCTGATCGGAGAATTTATCCAGATGGAAATCGACCCAGATGATGAAGCAAGCATTCAATTTGTTGGCTTTATTATTTGGGCAAGACCTGCCGGGAGGCTTACACCCTTCTAATGACGTTTCCAATAATCGCCCAAGCATCCTTGCCGCCTAATACGATCGTTCCAGAGAACGACTTTCTCTTCATTCCCTATCTCAATCGCCTCTACGAAGACATTGCCCTGACGGTTAACAACAAAGATAATATCTACTTCACTGCCCCAATAACCAGCTCAGCTACGAACATCCCTAATCTTCCGAACTTCGGTGCTTACATCGTATGTGTGAGTTACGCGAAGCCTGACTTGGATGCGATGGGCAACATTATCGGATACGGGCCTACAGGCACTTGGAGTTTATGCAAATCTTCTGCTTCAGGTGCTGGATCTGTTGTAGTTCTTGGCTCCCAAGTAGGAACGGGAACTTGGGCTGGAAATACATTGACGATCACCTCTACAGCTACGAATTTCCAGATCGCCCACAACAGAGCGAATGTGACGGGAAATTTTAACATCCGAATCTTAGGAACGCAAGGAGCCACATAATGAGCGCTATAGCGACTGAAACGAAAGAGACGCCAACTGTTTCCAAAAGTGAAACAGTTCAAAATCTGGAGTTTGTTCGACTTAAACTTCCACGGCTAATCCCCATTGAGCTTATTGAAAATGTTAAGGGCAGAACTTTTACCCCAGAGCAATTTATTGCATATCAAGAAAAGCAGGTTAGCAATCCCGGCAATTTCCTCTATGCGGTAATAGATCGAGAAAAGAAAATCCACGGCTACCTATGGGCTGAACTCAATATTTTGGATGGTACGCTCTTTGTAAATACTTTTTCCATATCGAAGGATCACTGGGGAAAAGGCGTAGCGATTCAGAAGGCGATCGACTTTTTAGCGGAGTTGAAAGCCGTTACAAAAGCGCCTAGGGTATTCTGGGTTACGACTAATGAGAAATTCTTCGCTAAACACGGATTTAAGCGGTCAAAGAATTGTCTTATGGAATACAATTCTAATTAAAGGTTTACAGGTGAATTATGGGTCAGAGTAAAGGCGGCGGTTACACGAAGAAAGAAACTCTTCTTCCAGAGCAAATGACGCTGCTAAAGCAAATCTTAAGCCAAGGTGGAGGGCCATTCACGCAGCAAGCGGCTCAAGGCTATTCTCAGTTCTTACCTGGAGGCGGAGGTGGCGAAGCCATAAAAGCCCAAGCCCTACGCGATTATCAGCAAAAGACCATCCCATCCATTCTGAATGCCTTTGGAAGTGGCTCTAAGGGCTCTAGCGCCTTGAATCAAGCTTTAGCCGGCTCAGCAGCCGACCTGAACACTAATCTCGCTTCTCAGCTAGCGCAAATGCAATTGGCAGCTTCTCAAGGAATTGGGAATCTAGGTCTCCAAAGTCAGCAACAAGGACTCGGAACTCCTGGATTTGCGTACCTGCAAAGGCAACCTCCTCTTTGGCAGCAGCTTTTAACAAGCGGTATTGGATCGTCAGGGGACATTTTAAGAGGAATAGGATCATTCTAAGCATGAAAAACAAGAACGCAGTAAATCAGAGACAATTTAGAGGGGGATATGTACCCGATCAGCCAGTCGATGAGTGGAATCGCGCTCGGCGAACTGAAGCCAATTCCCCTTCAAGAGCAAGAAAACGAGATTCCATCCAATTGGGCTCACAGACACAGGCCAGACCTGGCCAAGTTGGTTGGAGCGATAGACCAAGACCCAAGAAAAGAGGTGGCTAATGCCAGTCCAAATTTTGCCTTACGTACCATCATTCCTGGAGCAATTAGCTCCGCACATTAAGCAGGCTATGAGTGATGTTTCAGCTTCTTTAGAACAACGGAAAGCCATGAAAGGGCTCAATGCTCTTTTCAACCCTCTTCAAGCCCAAGCGGCTCCAGGTCAAGAGATGCCAGAAGGTGCTCAAATGCCTCAGCAAAGCGCTCTAGACACTACTTCGCCCTTAGCAGCGGTGCAGGCTTTTAAACTAGCTGAAAAGGCCTTAGGTCCCGCTGGAGCGAAAGTGCTAGTCGATAGCTTAATGCAGAAGCAGAAATTGGGCGATAAAGAAGCTTCTGAGATACGCAAAGAAGAAAGAAAGGCCGCCGCTGAACAGAAAAAGACGATCGAGGAAAAGCGCGAGCATCAAGGAAATATTCAAAAGACTTTTAATGTCGCTTCCTCTCTTTTGGCGAAAAATACTCCAGGTGTAGGAGTTTCTCCAGGAGCTAAAACAGGGCTAAGTCGAACAGCAGTCGAAGGAAGAAATTTCTTCAATAATCTGAAGGGAAAATTCGAATCGATTCTTCTCCCAATGGTTAACAAAGGAACTCTTGCTAAAGAACGTTTTAACTTTATCTTGAGCCAGATTCCAGACGCATCAGATCCTCAACGAGTCATTGCTGGTAAATTGAGAGGATTAGCTGAGACTCTTAGCGAAGAAGGATTTCCTATCGATACTAAGATTTTAGATTCAATTCCTTGGGCTGCTTCGGAATTGAAGAACTTAGGCAAAGAAGAAGTCGCGAAACCTCCATTAGAGAGTTTTTTTAAATGACTTTTGACGTAAAAGCCGCAAAAGCTGCCGGATATTCTGATGCTGAGATTCAAGACTTTTTATCGAAAAACGCTCCAAAGGCCCAAGAATCCAAATCTTTTGATGTTGAAGCTGCTAAAGCTGCTGGATATTCGGACAAAGAGATTCAGTCGTTTCTTAAGGGCAAGAATGTTTCGAAGCTTAAATCTGTGGTTTCCGCCCCAGTCAAAGGTCTGATAAAAGGATCAGAAGACATAAGTCAATACTCAGATCCTGTAGGCATGATCTTGACCAATCTTATTGGTAAAAAACAAGATCTTTTGCCCAAGATCCTCGAAGAAGTCCTTCCAACCAAAAACGAAGAAGTAGAGAACTTTCTTGAAAGAGCTGGAAGAATTGCGCCAACTGCTGCGCTTGGAGGAGGAGGCGTTCTTAGTGCCATTTTAGGATCTCTTGGAGGAGCAGCTCTCGGAGAAGTAGCCAAAGAGCAAGGAATAGGCGAAACAGGCCAAAGTGCAGCGGAAGCAGTTGGCTTAGGAATTCCAGGTCTTGCTAAGGCTATTGGGAAAGGCGCAGTCAATTTATTCAAGTCTCCCATCCAAAAGCTGACTAGCGGAATTACCCAACCACGTGCCTTAGGAGCGAAGTTCGCTGAGAAAGCAGTGGTAACACCTGGACAACAAGAGAAAGCGATTCAGAGGCTGAATAAAGAGGCTTCTGAGCTAACCAAGCAGACGATTCATAAAGAACTTCCAATCGCGAAGCAGATCGAAGAAGGATTTAATTTTGAGGATCGATTCGAAAAGAGATTTGGCGGTCTAAAAAGCGTCGCTGAGAAAGCAAACCCTACCATCGATATCACGCCCATCTCCGAACTCATGGCAAAATCTGCCAAAGAGTACAAAGGCATCCCTAAATTGCATCCTGAAGGCGCAAAAGTCATGTCAGAGATCAGGGCTTTTCGAGCCAATCCTCAGACTGAAATGAAAAAGCTTTTGAGAACTTACAGATCGAATAACAAGAAAATCAGAAACATTTACGAGACTTCACGGCTGACAGGAAAACAAGAAGAATATGTCGATTTTCTTGTGGATTATAATCGAAAAATTGCCAAATCTTTTGAAGGTACTCTTCCAAAGGATTCCCAATGGATCAAAGAATTCAAAGACATGAACGCCGAGTACAAGCAGTACAAGGATGCTCTCAAGACTTTAAATCACCTTGAAGGCGTTTTAGGAGAAAAAGCTACCCCTGCGAATATTGCTAAGCTGGCAGATGATAAGAAATTTCATCAGAAGCTTGTTCTTTCTATGGGAGAAAAAGGCGCAGGCGAAGTCACTCAGATCGCCAAAGACCTGAAATCAGCTACTGAAGCGATCAAGAGAATTCCCGCTAAAGAGCTAAAATGGTACGAGGGATACATTCCTCTCTCTATTTTAATTCCAGGCGCAAAGGTTCTTAGCGGAGCTTACACGGTTAAAAAGGGCCTTGATTTCACGCGGAGAGGATATGGATGGTTCCTGTCTACTTCTAAGAGAAGGGAAGTTTATAACGATCTTTTAAAAGGATTGGCTTCTGATAATCGGGGTCAATTTGCGAAAGCTGCGGAAGAAATGTCAAAGCTTTTGAAAGAAGATTCTGAAGATTAGCGATCCAGAGTTTCAAACACGAAAAACCATATGAGCCAGAATGCCAACAAGCCACCTGGTATTACGATCGTCATTTTACTTCCTTTAATTTAACTTCAAGACACTCTACTTTTACTTCCAATTTAACGATTCTCTCTTCTATGTCATAGACTACCCAGAAAAGAATTAGAAATATAGTTGCAATCCAAGCGTAAACCATTACTTTTTCCTATTTAGCATATAGACAAGTAGCCATCCAGCCCACGTAGCAATAGCAATCAGAGCAACAGTCCAATGCATTATTTCTTATTCCTTTCTTCAATAGCGCAAAGTCTTCCATGAAAATCTTTCATTTCATCTGAAATAGCTTTTAAATGAGAAAGAGTATGAAGATGTAAGGGGATAACGATTCCTAAAACAGTTCCTAGCATAGTTCCCATTAGCACTAATAATTGAATCCAGTCCATTTTTATTCTCCTATTTTCGTGATCCGCAAAACATCCAGAAGTGGATTAACGCCCCAACCGAAAGCCAAAAGTAAAACATTTAGTCCTCCTTTCTTCGTTCCTTAAGAAGATCGATGAATTCCTGATGCAATACGTCGCATCGCTTGTGGACTTCATCTATACTTCTTTGAAAATTCGATATTGTAGTATCGAGACGAACCCTAATGGCTGAGCTTTCTTGATAAAAGAAAACGAACATGGCTATAAGAGGAGCATAATACTTAATCCATTCTTGCAAATCCCCAAGTTTATCTTTCATTTCTTCGCTCAGCTTCATTGTTTTCTCCTTTTCGCTCATAGAGCATAACTGAACGCTTGATTTTTCAAAAGTCATATTCTTTCCTTTGTCTAAAAAGAAGTTTACAGTCCTATTCATTTATTCTAAAATGAACTTGACAGCAAGCTAGTATGATAAGGAGCTCCCATGACATTTAATCCAGATAATAATCTTTATGGCTTTCCAACACCTTTGACGAGAGTTTTCCCACCTCCCGTTTTATCGCAGAGAGCCCCTCTTACCACAGACTACAAATATCCGATCGGTCAAGTATGGATCGATGAGTTGGGCGAAGATGCCTATATACTCGTCAATGTGACCGGCAATTCAGCAACTTGGAACGAAGCAGCAGCCGTATCTGGCCCGCTAAACACTTTGACTGGGGACAGTGGAGGAGCGGTTTCTCCTTCAGGCGGAGACATAGAACTGCTTGGCACAGCAGATCAAATTACAACTACTGGATCTGGAGCTGGACACTCAATCACTTTTAGCGTTCCTTCCACATTCATTGCTCCTGGATCGATCGCATCGACCACGACCATTGAAGCGGGCACAGATTTAACGGTAGATGGAAACAGCACGCTGACGGGCACTCTTGGTGTCACAGGCGCATCAACCCTTGCAGCCTTAACCCAAGTCGGGACAGCCCAAATAAACGCCTCAGGGGCTGCTACAACAACAATCGGATCTCTTACATCCGGAGCTACCAATCTTAAGTCTGGCGGAACTTTAACAATTGACGTTGCAGCTACACATAATTTGACAATTGGCGGAACTCAAACGAGTGGAACTGTAAATATTGGCGGAACTGGCGCAGCAGTCGGTACTGTAACTCTTTTCGGAGGAACCGGTGCACAAGAAATTGACCTGGGCGCTTCGACGGGTGGCAAAACGGCTCACCTCTTTGATGGGGCTGGAGCGAATACTGTCACTCTGGGCTCGGCAACAAGCACATCAGCTACCACAATTAACTCTGGCTCAGGAGTCTTGAATCTGACTTCAGCGAGCGGAAACATTGGCATCACGACTGTCAACGGAACCGTCACTGTATCATCTGGAACTGGAGAAATTGACATTTCAGCTGATGCAGCAGCAACGACGGTCAAAATCGCCACGGGAGCAGGGGCCAAAACCCTTACACTCGGATCGACAAACTCTACATCCACAACGACAATCCAATCTGGAAGTGGTGGCTTTTCCTTTGCAACGACAGGCGCGATCACCATCAATTCTGGCACTGGAACGATTGGAATTAGCACGGACGCATCGGCAACCACGGTCAACGTGGCGACTGGCGCAGCTGCGAAAACAGCGACGTTCGGTTCTACAAACTCAACATCAGCTACGACCATCCAATCTGGATCTGGAGCTCTTAATGTCACCTCGACAAATGGCGCTCTCACTATCGACTCTGGAACGGGCAATTTAGGCATTTCTACAGATGCAGCAGCCACTACATTGAGCATTGGTACGGGAGGCGCTGCTAAAGCCGTCACAGTAGGTTCGACTAACAGTACTTCAGCAACTACCGTTCAAGGTGGTAGCGGTGGAGTCACGATCACCGGAACGAACGGTATCATCACTGCTAACTCTGGTACTGGAACGGTCAGCATTTCTACGGACGCAGCAGCGACAACGATCAACATCGGTACTGGTGCTGGAGCAAAAGCCCTGACTCTCGGTTCGACCAACAGTACTTCTGCAACCACTTTGCAATCTGGTTCTGGAGCCCTGACTCTTGCGACTACTGGAACGATTGGCATCAACTCGGCGACGGGAACGATTTCGATGTCTACAGACGCATCAGCCACGACAATTAATATCGGTACTGGAGCTGCGGCGAAAACGCTTACTTTGGGATCTACTAATAGTACATCTACAACTGTAATTAATGCTGGATCTGGCGACGTAAAAGTCACTAACGCCAACCTTCGAATTGCAACTACTGGAAAAGGGCTGCAAATCAAAGCGGGGGCAGCTACTGACTTTGCGGGTACTGGAACGCTTTCTTCGGGAACGGTCACCATCAATAATACCAACATTGCGACCGGTGACTACATATTCCTTACAAGAATTGCATCGAACGGATCGACCACTTTTGGGGTTCTTTCTTACACAATCAGCAACGGTGCAAGTTTCACTGTAACCAGCTTGATTCTTGGTACGCCTGGAAGTACGCAAACCAACGATAATTCCACATTTGCCTACTTCATTGTAAGACCTCTCTAAAGGAGAAAACATGTCAACACCAGTCTACAACCAAACCCCCACGGTCCAAAACAGACCGATGGGGCGTTTAGATGCGCAAGGAAGAGTAATACCCTCTTCCTTCGACAATATGGCGTTTCAAGGGGAATATTCGGGCACCAATTTGATCTACCGAGGATTTGCAAGACCAGGCGCGGATACAAGCGCTGCGGTCTGGCAACTCGCTAAGATGACTTACGACGGTTCCAATAATCTTTTGACGATCACTTGGCCGCAAGATCCAAGCGGTCATGCCAGCAATGATTATGAATTCACTTGGACGGGTAGAGCCGGGTATACGTACTCTTAAAGGGGTCTAATGCGTTTTGTAATTAACCCTTTCACGGAACTGCTAGACGTTGCTTCCTTAACGGGTAGCGGATCGCCGCCAATTGAATCCATTACTGGAAACAGTGGTGGCGCCGTTGGTCCAAATCCGGCCACTTTTAATATCAATCTTTTAGGCGACAATACTACTGGACTCAATGTAGTCGGAAATCTCGGTACTTACACCCTTACCATTTTTGGTCTTGCATCTTCAACCACTCAAGTAGGGACAACAAGATATGCGACGAATGCTGAAGCTGCTGCGCAAACTTTGGGAACTGTTGCCCTTACTCCCAGTAATATTACTTCTCTTTTTAGCACTAATCCTGTTCCTACTTCTCAAGGGGGCACCGGGCGCTCTAATCCAGCAGCTCATCAACTCATGGTTACCAACGGATCTTCCCCCTTCACCTTATTGGGAGTGGCCTCTAATGGACAAATCCCCATTGGGTCCATCGGATCTGATCCGGTTTTAGCAAATATCACTTCGACTGGTGGTACACTTACCATTACAAATGGCCCTGGAACGATCAATATTGAAGCTTCTTCAACGGGTGACGTTCAAACCTTGACTGGAAATACTGGTGGAGCGATATCGCCAACGGGTGGCAACATCAATACTGTTGGTACGGGAAGCATAACAATTGCTGGATCTGGTAGCACACTTACAACGCAACTTACTGGCCTTACAAATCATGCGGTGCAAGTAGGAGCTGGAACAGCGACATTGACTCAGATCGCAGCTACAGCCAACACGGGAGCCGTTCTCCAAAACAATTCAGGAGGAGATCCCTCTTATTCGACGGCGACCTATCCATCGACTACGACTATCAATCAGATCTTATATTCTAGCGCAGCTAATACAGTTGGTGGACTAACAACCGCAAATAATGGAGTGCTAACGACAGGTACTTCAGGAACTCCGGCTATTACGGCTTTGGCATCTGACGGACAACTAATCATAGGCTCTAGTGCAGGCGCTCCCGCCGCAGCCACTTTAACTGCTGGAACAGGCATCGCAATAACCAATGATCACAATACCATTACGATTGCTACTACAGGCACCACTTTTTTAAACGTAACGCCTCTTACTCATGCTTCGTCTCCATATACTGTTTTGTCTACCGATGATTTCTTAGCCATAACAGGGTCTGTCGGCGCATTCACAGTCAAATTACCAAACGCCCCTACAACTGGAAGGGTCATAGTTATAAAAGACACTAATGGAGTTGCAGCGACAGATAATATAGCAGTAACGACAGTCGGTGGGACAGTTACGATAGATGGACAAACTACTTATACAATGGCCACGAATTATCAAAGCGTAAGTGTGATTTTCGATGGGTCCAATTATGAGGTATTCTAATGGCATATAATGGACCTTTACCACAAGTAGTCAATGCAGGTGGGAGCGGAGCTGCAACATTAACTGGTCTTTTGACTGGCAACGGAACATCCGCATTTACTGGAACACCGATTACCCAATACAACGTGATAACGGGAGGCGCATCAAATGTGCCTAATTCCGTAGCTCCAGGTAATTCTGGAATTCCTTTAATTTCTCAAGGAGCTGCTGCTCAGCCGATTTTCGGTACGGCAACTGTACCGGGGGGCGGAAGCGGATCTGTTTCATTTAATATTAATGGCCCTGTCATTTCAAATACGACCACAACAGGTGCTTTATCATCCGTCACTTTGACAAATCAGCAACTATTAGTTGGTAATACGAGCGCAGCG